TGGTAATCACCATTTTCATAGTCGATAGTAGTTGGTGTGGCAGTAACCGTTCCACCGTTAAATTTTTGTGTTCTGTTATTTTGTAGTACTGCTCTCTGAATCTTTTTTAATCCAAAATCATTATCAAGATTCAGTTTGGCTGTATCATCTTGAAGATCAGTAATTTCTTCTTTAGCATTACGCAGGCTAGTTTTAATTGTATCAAAGTTATCTCTGAATACCTGTGTATCATTGTCCTGCCCTGCAACAGGAAAATTTTCGTTGATACTTAAATAATTAATATTACTTGCCACGTTGTGTCTCCAATTGTACTTTTGTGTAGTTATTTATCATACTTTATTTGTTTAGAATCCACTTGCGGATACGTTAAATGGCCCACGATCCTTGTCGGTTTTATCAGGTTTTGATGCAGAAGTTGTATGATTTGTAACATTTTCCTGAGGAAATGATAGATATTTCTCCTGTATTTCTCCATCGATTATATCAATTATAAATCTATCTGCCACAAAATCGATATTTTTAAAGTCAAATCCGCTTGCTTTAATCTTGGCCATAGTGGATACCGCCTTACCAGGTTTCACATAGCAAAGCACTAATGCTTTGGTAAACCCTAGTTCAAATGTTCCTGAGTCTTGAATGCTACGCATCCATAGTGGTAAAAATTCTCTATCTCTTTCACCAATTGATTTAATTCTTTTTCTCATGTTCTTAACAGAGTTAGGAAAAACACGCTGTATATCACTATCACTAGCAAAAGGAATATCACTATCCACCTTGATGCTATCATAACTGACCAACACCTTGCTATTAATTGCGTCAGGCAATTCTATGGTATCACTAATACTCTTACCATCTTTTTCTAAACTATCAACAACATCAACATATATTACTTCGTATAGTGTTTCATTGGTTGTTAAATTTTTTCCTTTGGCTGATCTGACTTCTCCGAATGTAAATCTTTTACTATAATGATTTCTACTCATTGCCTGTACAAATTCTGCTGCTGAACGACTCTCAATTCCTGCAAATAGTAGTGTCTTAATTTCTGGTTGAACCCCATAATTAGGATCACCATATCTATATAAATCGTCAGGTGAAAATATAGTAGAATTAGTAATAAAATTAAACCATTCTAACCTTTTGGTTTTAGATTGAAATGCCTTGGCATAAACATTACTAAAGGTTTTTTCTCTTTCGGATGTAACTCTGATCTTGAAAGTTCTATCTGATTCAGCAAAGTTAGCACCATCAACAGCCGTAACGGTAAATTCAAAGATTTTATCAAAACTAGTATTACTACCGTCGAATGTTGTATTGAATGTAAATGACCCTGTGCTGTCAACTAGACTTGAATCTCTATCAAAATATCTAGTCAGCCCATCTTGATCCGAATCGGCAAATTGTCTTACCTTTCCTTGTATTAACCCATTGGGTAAGAATGTCAGTCCTGGCGGAAGTTCTCCTGATTTAAGAGTATAAGAAATCCTTCCTCCGTATAATAAGCTCTTTGCCTCAACATATAATTGGCTTGGCTGATTAGGTTTGATGGTTCCCCTATCGCTAGGAGTTATCCATTCAATAGCACTTTCAATCTCTCCAATGATATCTATGTTAAATGTTTTATCTGTAGTTCCAACCCCAAGATTCCAATACACTGATCCTTTGGCTGGTGTTTGATTGATGTTTGCCTCGGTACAAACATAAACGAACCCGTCATATCTAACTGCTTCGTTAACTTGATATGGGGTGGTTGAACTCCAATCACCTACTAGAGTATAAGTTTCTTGTGCTAATGATGCTGGAAAGTTTACAGCCTTAAGGGTAAATTTATAGTTTTTAGTTACCGCTGCTTGATAAGGAACCTTACCTGCAAGTTCTCCTGTGGTTGTATCTAGAACCAATCCTGGAGGTATTACACTAGGTGAACCATCATCGTTAGTAGCAACGTAAAAATAAGTGATAGTCCCTGCCAGCGTAGGAGGGTCGTACACTTCTAGATTGAGAGTTAGATAATTGTTCGCTCTCCATCTACCTAAATAAGAATCAGTTATCCAAATAGGAACTCTATCGCTTGTATTATCCGCTTGGAATAAATTTGTACTAACTTCAATTAACGTATTATCTGCTTTTAGAAATTCTTCAGATACAACATAAATTTTAAAAATTCTGCTGACAGCATTCACACCGTCGGTGACCGCTACACCAAATGTATATATTCGACTGATCTTTCTGGGTAATCTGCTAGTTTCGCCATAGTCATAGGTGTTATTATCAAAGTAAAAACTATCAAAACCCAATGAACTATTCCTTGCAATGTCCAAGGGTACGGTATCAAATGAATGTGTATCGTATGCACCAGTTACCGTATCATTATAATCAACAGCAGGTATTGGTTGTGTAAAACCTGAAATTCTACCTGTCTTTGATAGTGTAAGACCCGGAGGCAATTTTCCACTATTAGGCATAACATAATATTCTAGTACATCGCCTGCAACAACATCAGTGTCAGTTGCTTCTAATTGAAAATCAACCTGTGCATCATCAAGAACAAAATATGCTTCTCCAGGACCAACATTTAGAAAACTTTCTGGAGTTAACCATTCTGGAAAGTCACTTCCGTCAACTGCCAGTTTAAATGTTCGATCGCCGCACCCAGCATTTGTTCCATCGCTTGCCCTTACGACAAATCTTGTTTCGGTATACTTGGTTACTTCGGCAGGAGTTCCTTTAATGGTATTGCCTTGTAGCAATAATCCTTGGGGGAGCCTACCTGATATTATTTCATAGGTGATTGGATTACCAAGGCTGGATGTGGCTTCCAACGGAATATTGACGGTAATTCTTTCCTGTAATATCCCTAAATCGCCTGCTGGAGTTATCCATGTTAAAGCCACTGATCATTCCCCTTACGCAACATCAATCGCGTCACAATCTAAATCTATATCCGAACCATATGTAAGCGTTCCAAAATCTATATTTGCGGCAGTTAGTGCGAGTTGAATTGCATTCTGATAATTTCCGGTTAGTGTTCCAAAATCATATGTCTGTAGATATTCAGTAACTGGAATAATTGTCTTGAATCGAACACTGCTACCACTTGCAGTTACTTCAATATCTTTAGTACCTGTTCCACTGGTCGGTGCAGCGGTACCCTGTAAAGTTAACGCCTGGTATGATGCAGAAAGTATGGTTCCGCTATCAGTATCTATTCTTTCAAAAGGAACGCTCCTTGTGTTTGATACAACAAGAGTGTCAGACACATTTTGTACCTGTATTCCGCTACCGCCCCTGATTGATCTAAAAATTAAATCTGAATCTGATTTTTCCTTAAAGACGGTTTCACCATTTCCTACACTTACTAGGTTAAGAGTTAATTCATCATTCAGGTCAGCAAAATTAGCATTAACCTTTTGGAACGCGGTTCTTAGATCATCACCTGTTCCGTCATTTACTAAGTTACCTATGTTAATTGTCTGTATGTTTGCCATTTCGCTTCCTATATCTATATTTAGTGTAGATCAGCCCACCCTGCTGTGCTGTCATTATTGGCATCAGCAGCATAACCCTGAAACTTACCTGTGGTAGTATTGTATACCATCATGCCAAACACAGGTGTTAATGCATCAATTTGTGCCTGCGTAAGTTGTGGAGGTCCTATATATAACTCATCAAAATTTTGATTAATTTTATTAAAGGCTGTGCGTAGGTTGTCACCCGTTCTATCGTTTGCGCTTGTTCCAATGTTTACGGTTAATTTACTCATCTTACGCTCCCGTTCCAGCATTTAATGTTTTGATCAACGTGGCCAATCTATCCAGCGCCTCGCCTACGGTCGTCGGAGCGTCACCATCCCAATCTGCCGGTGTTCCTGGTTCATAATACAATGTTCCATCCACACCGTTTACTAACATTGTCGAGTTATCAGCAAACACTGATCCAATTACATCGCCAATGTGTGTTCCTCTTAAAACGCCATTAGTCCCATCGACTAGCATTGTTGAATCATCAGCAAAAACTGATCCAGTCATGTCGCCTGTGTGGT